AAGCTCCGAGAATGCGGTGAGCATGTTGCCAATTTGGGTAGTCAGTGCTACAATTGGACCCTGAATGAGGGCAAGGATGTTCTGGATGAACTCGTTGAATACAGGGAGGGCGTCAATGATACCCGTCTTGACAGACGCTAGAACCTTGTCTACTGTGTCAAATAGCTGGTTGAGTCCGGGGGCCATTCCTTCAATAACGGCCCCTGCGATTTCACCCAAGTGGCCGATGGCTGAGCCAAGGTCTGCGAAACCGGGCTGGAGAATGTCTAGGGCCTTCTCAAGCCCACCCATGGCAGAGAAGAGACCTGCACCAAGGCCGGTCCCGTCGAAGAGGGAAGTGATACTTTCGAATGTCAGGCCAGCAACTTTACCTGCCTGTGTGAGGAAGATTCCAATTGCTCCGGAAGACCTGCCAATAAGGCCGGTAAGTTTTCTGAATCCTTCTCCAACCTTTTCGGCACCAGCGCGGGCACCTTCAAGGACGGTTACTAGCTGGGACTGGAACGGCTCTCCCTGAACGGTGTCACGGATATCACGGAGGCTAGCCGCCATCTCAGTGAGGCCCGGAGAACCTGCCACGCGGGCAGCTTTAGTTAGCCCACTGAAGATGCCAGCAGTGGACTTGACAATGGAACCCATCTCCTGTAGTCTCTGGGTACCGGTTTCGATCCAGTCGTTGATCTTTCCGGTCTTCTCAGCGTTCTCGATGAATCCCTTGAACTGGGTGGCGAGGCTGGTAAGGTAGGTTCCGAACTTCGGGAGGTAGGTTGCTCCGACCTTTCCGAGAATATTGAACGCGTCAATGAGGCGTCCCATTCCGGGCGCGAGGTTGTCGAGGAACCCGGCTAGGTGTTCGAACATCTTCTGGAGGGTACCGTCACCGAGACGGCCAAATGCGAGAACTACCTCTTTGGTAACCTTACCAAGAGATCCGCCCACCTTTACGAAACCATCTGTGAGGGCCGGTAGCAGCCTCTTTACGGTGTCCTGTAGGGAAGTGCCCATGGAGACCCAAAAGGCCTTCTGGACAGGCTTCTGGATCTGCTCATAGACACCCTTGAGGGCCTTGACAGTGTTCTGTGCCTCTGTAGGGAGCTTGGATAGGGCTTCAGCGGCCTTCTTGGCATCCTTGCCAAATGCTTTACCGAAGTTGGACCATGCCATCTTCATAGCGCCCATGATGGTGATCATGGAACCCATAGCGGTAGGCATGAGAGCTATCAGTCCCACAGCCTCAGTGATGTCTCCACCAATACTGAGAATGTTACCGCCAACAGTCAGAATTTCAGCACTGATGGCACCGAGAGCAGAGACTACAGCCGTTCCCTTGACTGCAATGGCTTCAAAGTTTGCCGCAACCCCAGAAAGGACACCACGAATCTTCTCATAAGGTATGGTACCTGTGAGGGTGTTGAACATACCCTTGAGGGCGGCAGTGGTTTGGGGGTCCAGCTTCGCGCTGATTCCGGCAGTACGGTGACGTGCAGCAAAGGCAAGTTGCGCTTCTGCTGCGGCTGTGTCAGCGTTGGCTTGGAATGGGATGTGGTTGCGCTCGTAGCGGTGCTTGAGGGCCGAGAGTTGGGCGTCAGCACCGGCAGTATTTGCAACAGCGTTGAATTCTAGATCGTTGTCTAGGAACTTCTTGAGAAGCTTAGCCATTTTGGCTTCAGCCTTGGTGACATCGGCGTCAATCTTAAGTACCGCATCTTTGGAGGTGATGCGGTACCTAAGATCACGAATTTTCTTGGACGCCTTGGTGAGATCAACATCGGCTTTTAGCTGAATGGTGACATTCTTGATACGCGCTGCTGCTCTGCGCACATCCGATTCGAAGTTCTTGTCTTCTGCTCGGATGTGGACGTAGGCTGTTCCAATGATTGCCACCGGACCACTTCTCTTTCTAAGGTCAATCTATGTAAGCTGTTAGCTCATCATGGGTATTCCGGCGAGACCGGCCAACTCTCCGTCGTCTGTCGCGTCCATTCCGGTAATAAGCCCAGCTTCAGCATCTGCTAGAGTGTCGAAGATGTCGTCCGTGGCTGTGTGGGTATCTCTACCCCTAATTCTACCATAGTCCTTATCAAGAGACGCACGGTATTTGAAAACATGACCATCGTTTTGAGCGTCGTAGATACTGTTCTCGATGATCAGGTTATCGATCATATCCATAACCTGCTCAGAGTCATATTCGTTGAACAGCTTCTTCAAGTCAGTCCTCTTATTCAAGAGATAGTGGCCGTTATAGTACGGCCACCATCTCAGGAATTCTTGGACGACACCTACGACTACTGGGTAGGGCGCGAGGTACGCTCTTCAATCAGGTATGCTACGATGTCAGCAAGAACCTGAAGTTCGATGACCTTCTCGGGGTCACGTGTGAGCTTGTCAAAGCGCTTGAAATTCTCTCGATCCATGCTACTCTTGAGGTAGCCAAGAATGGCACCAGCGGTGCCGTTGGAATCTTCCTGAGAGGATGCTGCAATAAAGTCCAGAAGCACTGCGCCGGGAACCTGACCATAGGCTTCGAAGGCTTCGCCTTCAAGCTCAAATGGGATCGGCTCTGCTACGGTCTTTTCCGTAGTGGATGTGAAGGACTTGATCTTACGTGCTGCCATGTTGTATCCTAATGTCGTTACTACAGTCGTCAAATGACTCGTCTTAGGTTATCTGTGAGATACCTATTGGGCTTTGTCCCCGGATGGTGGACAAGTTTGCTATACACTATTCTACCACGAGAATAGAACCTCAATGTTGACGCCCTACGCGGAACTATAATATGAGGTCGTGTACCTTGATGGTGCATTAGTGCGATACGGTTATCCGAACCAATGATGGCGGTCAGGCCCCCATATCGCTGCACCACACGGTAGTTGATGGAGCGTCGTAGCGCTCCGGTATCCACTCCGACTTGCGCCTTGGCGAGTCGGGCAACCCTTGCAGAAATCTTGAGAAGGTGTCGCCCGACTTGACCGTCAGGGTGTCGAAGCAGGAACTTCATTGCTGCTGCATCCGCAACAAAGGTTGCCATCTGCTACCCCTCGTATACGTGGGACAGTGCAGAGGTTGTGAGGATGAGCGTCATGGCCTGAAAACCGCCCTGTGGCTGGCCCGCAGAGACATCCGCGAGTGATCCGGTCAAGGTGGTTTCTCCGGCTCTCAGACCGGCATCCAGCAACAGCATGGCATCCACCATCTGCTTGCGGGCGTGATCACTCTGTACATCGGCTGGAAGAATCTGCACACCTGTAGTCACCTGACCATATCTGGTCGGGACCGGTGTTGCAGGATTCGCATCAGCCGTGTTAGAGTTGGGAAGGGCGCGGACCACTTCAACAATGTAGACTCCGGTACGTGGCGTGGCGCACTTGGCCGGTTCCTGAGCTTGGCTACCCGGAAGACCCGAGTAGCCTTGCTCAAAGGAAACCGTCAGTTGTTCACAATCGTGAACAGTGCTCCCCTGACCACCAACCGCGAGATACCTTCTTGTCGGAAGGTCAACCCCATGGTCGGCATACGTCGCTACAACTGTGTTGAGAATGTGATCCGCTATCTGGACAAATTCTTGTGCGTCTAGCATAGCGGTTCTCCGTTACTTACTTGTCGAGGATTACGTTGAGTTCTTTGATGAGGGTCTTACGCTTCTCGCCGGAGTTCTCCGCGTCGAGTGCGATCTGAGCCTTTGTAGGGTCTTCTCCGACCCAGCTAAGGACATCCTTGATGGAACCCTCCGGGACGGTTGGTTCCTCCGTCTGAGGGGCTTCCTGAGCCTCTACAGCGGTTGCTTCGGGGAGCGTTACGGAAGCGTCTGCTTCCTCTACGGCTGGTTTGGATACTGGTGCATATGGATCGTGTGCGCTCATTAGTTAATTCTCTCTCCCCTCGGCCTATCGACCGAGAATACTTTAGGCCTCTTTTTGGCCTTGTTAGGGTTTACTGCTGCTAGGAATAGATCGATCTCATAGATGCCGACTTTTCCATTGGAAATGAACTCTTGTGGGTCCATTACCGTATACGAGACACCCTGTCTGGAAACTGATGAAATTCGTTCCGGAAGGGCGCAAGCTGATGATCCCATGTCGGCTAGAATTAGTTCGTTTGCCAATCGGATTGCTGCCCTCTTGCCCGCTGCTGGCGGTGGGGTTCCATACGTATATGTGATCGAAAGTTCGTTCACAGGGTCTAGAACCCATGGGAGGGCATTTTGCCTTACTAGGTAGCTGTTGTTTCGCAAGGAAAACTCAGTAGGGGCTAGCTCTCGCCCCATGTACGTGATAGACTGGACTGACCGAACTGGTGTATTACGCAGACGAAGGTTGCGTTGTCCCTCTGAGAAGCGAGGAAGATTGTACACATTCCCGTTGATCACAGCAGGACTGGTTACGGTTGACAGTGAGGCTTCGGACGTATATACTTCAGTAACGGTCTGAATTCCGGTGTATTTCTCTGCTGACAGCTTGTAGAGGATGAAGCTGGCGTACTGGACAGCAGAGTCAGTGTATGGCCCGTTAGGGTCAATAGTGTCTGCTGCACTAATCCATAGAGTAGCCATTTTTCTCCAATGCTCTGTTCTAACCATTATACCATAGAAAAGAAAACTGGCTGGTCCCCGAAGGAACCAGCCAGTGGTCTTACTGCTATTTGATTATGGTGTGACTGTCTGGTAGCCAGTTCCAGCAGGAATGCTGGTGGTACGGGCGTAAGCAACAGGGGAGTCCGACGCGAACGGCCACTGCGGTGCAGCAGGTCCGTCTCCGAATCCGACGTTACCCACAGCCCAGCCTTCAAAGCTGGTAGCGAGAAGGTCGTTCTGGATCGCACGCTCACCAGCAGAGTGCATCTGTGCGTATGGGAAGACGAAGTGCCAGTACGGGTTGACAGCGGCCTGCTTGCCGCCAACGTTCGCAACAGCCCAAACTTCGATAGCAACACCGTTAGGAGTAGCATCGATACCTACGAGAGGGGCCTTCCAACCAACGGACTTGCCGCCTGCTGAGAGAAGAGTTCCACCGGCAATCATTTCGGTGAACTCGGGATCGGGATCACAGAGAGCAATGCTCAGTGTGACGCGCTTGAGTGTATCTGGAGCCTTCCACGAAGCGCAAACGGTACCGTCTGCTGCCTTTGTGGTGAATTCATCTCCAGTTTCGTACTCCGGTGTGAAACCGAGAGACACGAATTTCTTAGTGACGTATGAACCGCTTGGTCCCGAAACGGGGGTACCATCGGCAGCAAGTCGTGTAAGACGGATAGCCATACCCGCAACTGCGGAGGCGTTGTCTTGTGCCATTATTTATCTCCTAATTCTAAGCGTAATCTAGTGTTAGATCAACAAGTACTGCGTACGAATCTGTGGTAGCCCATGTAACTGCTGCTGAACCGTCAACGAAATACTGGATCTCGTTGATGCGGGTGTTGATTGCCTGATTCAGCTTCTCAGGTGTTACGATGGTGGGGCCGATGCGGACTGAGACAGGGCCGGTTGCGTACATCCACGCCTTGCCTGCTCCTGCATCGACACCTGTTGGTCCCTTTTTGGAATATCCGACACCGGAAACAAGGGAGTTTCCTAGTGGGGTTACAAGCTTTTTGCCGTCTTTTTCGAGTTTGAGGGCCGAACCTACTACCCTAGGAGCGTGAATGACACCGGCATTGCCCAAAGGAGCGTTACCGAGTGCTTCTTCCAGAAGAGCCAGCCCATAACGGACCTTTACTGCTGAGCCTGCTGTGGGTGTTACGTCAACGGCTTGTGCCGATGCGAGGTATCTGTTATCATTATCTGAGTCAAGAAGTTTTGCTACATCGCCATTCCAGAATTCAGTTTCAATTGCTTTCTGCATCACAATGTCCAGCGCGTTCTTTGCACTGGCTTCGATCTCAGCCGGGTTGGTTCCAAAAGTGGAAACCTTCACGGAGGCCTTTACGTCGAAAGGATAGTATGTCTTGAAGTGTTCCGGTGAGTCTGTGTTATCAACGATTTTCACATCCTCAGCAGGGTTGGCTCCGTAAATGGAGCCGTTGTGGATTACCAGTCCAGCATCTTGGTTCTCGTAGGTGACACCTGAGGTCCAGAAGCTATCCTCGTGGTTGTACACAGTGGTAGCTGGACTCAGAATACCGAAGGGGGCGACCTCAAGTCCCGCTGTGGGGACTAGGGTTGTGTTACTGCGTGCCATGTTGATTCCTTAAGGTTGACTCTGAGTCCAGCTACTGTTACTGTTGACTACTATTAGACTGCTGTGGTTCCGGAAGAAGAACCCTTGATTGCAAGAGCGCTTGTTACGCGAAGGGACTCAACGCCAACCTTGGCAACACCCTCGAAGTTCTCAAGGAAGATCTTGTAATCATTGGTGCCGTTGAGGGTGGAGTCACGGACAAGACCGAGATCAAGTGTGCCACCGTCAAGGAAGAGGAATGTACCCTCAGAGAAGAGGTACCAGATAACGTTGGACGGGAATCCAAGCAGTGCGCCAGCGTTCTGAGCACCGAAGATCTGTCCGGTTTCGCCATCGAGGAACCATGCAACGTTGATGTTACGGGTAGCGAACCAACCGTTGATCTCACGCTCTGCAAGGTTGAAGGTACCCTCGCGTCCGTCACCCGGAAGCTGCTTGGTGAGGTCTGCGCGGAGTGCGTTCTTGAACCACTCAGGGAAGAGAACACGAAGCGGAGCGTTCGGGTCAAGGCGGTAGCGGCTACGGTAAGCAGCAGCGGCCTGCTCGATCTGAACGAAGATGTCGCGAGCGGCACCAAGCTGAGAAGGAGCGGTAACTGGGGTGGAGAGTGCACCGATGCGGGTAAGCAGACGGATCTCAGAGAAACGTGCGTGCTGAACCATACCAAGCTGGATGTGACGCTCGACAAGCTCCGGGTAAGCGCGTGCGCCAAGGTTACCGAAGGTGAGGCAGAGCGGGATAGCGTCTGTGTAGACGGTGACTTCAACGCCTGCTGCAACACGGAGGCATGGCTTGACCGGGTTTGGAGCTTCCGGTGTAGATGCATCGATGTCATCCTGCATGGTCCATACGGACACAGCGCCCTCAAGGTCAGCAAGGACCGGTGGGGTCATGAAGCGGATACCGCCACGGTCAGCGCCGAAGACAGCAAGAGCATCACGGACTGGACGGACAGAAGTCTCGCCAAGTTCGAAGATGTCGTAGGAGGTCTCGACAGGAGCAGTAAGACCACCGGCAGCGATAATCGCCTCAGGGGAAACAACGGCGTTGACCTTGGAGCGGTTGCCCTCAATGTCGTTGGCGTTGAGCATACGCTCGGACGGGAAGGTTGTGGAGAAGGTAGCTACTGAGTGCTGTTCGCCGTCGCCACCGGAAGTGCGGCCCATGCCGTGCTTGCGGGTAAGGATGGCCTGAGCAACGTCAGAGATGCTGGAAAGCTCCGAACCTGCTGTGATACCCGGTAGGTCAGCACCAGCGGTAATAACTACCGGTGCAGAAGCCTTAGGTGCAGGACGTAGCTCTGCGGGAGCTTCGAATTCAAGCTCATTTGGTGTGTTAGAGGCAGTCACAGGTTCCTCCGAACTTTCTGTGTTAGAATCTTCTGTAGAAACTTCTTCTACAATTTCAAGTGGGGTTTCAGGGGCGCTTTCAGCCTCTGGAGCTTCTTCTACAGATGCTTCAGCTTCTGCTGGAACCTCTGCAACTGCGTCAGCTACGATAGCTTCCTCAACGGATGCTTCTGCCTCTGCGGGAGTGTTTGCTACACCTTCTGAAGAATCCTCAGTGTCGGAAGAGAAAGGCTTTAGATCCTTTTTCTTCTTCTCTTCGTCTTCTTCTACAGGGGTCTCGCCCTCTTCTTCTGCGGGAGAACCTTCAACGTCTGTTGGGTCCTCTTCTTTATCGTCAGAAGCGGAAAGTTCGACTTCGGTTGCCTCGTCGCCAGTTTCGCTAACGTCGCCCTCAGCGTCAGCAGTAGCATCTTCACCGTTGAAACGGGAGATAGCTGCTTCTGCGGCAGATGCGAGTTCAGCGGCCTCAGCTACACGACGGCCCTGCTCGTTAACGACTACATCGTTAGCGTCAGCAAGTTCGTTCATAGCGTCTACGGCTTCGCGAGTTGGGTTGTCACCTACGGACTCCGATAGTGTACCGAATTCGGCAACAATCTGGTCCTGTAGAGCCTGAAGTTCTTCCGGACTTAGGTCGCCAAGGCGATCTAGGTTTTCACGGATTGAATCCACAGTCCCTCCTTAGTATATATTAGGGGTCGGACAGATTGTCCATTTACATAGTCCTGCGGCAGAAGGGCAAATGTCTGTACACTTGCGCTTTAAGTATAATCATATTCTATCATACCTTTTTGGGCCTGCTGCAAGGTTTTTCTAGCGGGTATTGAATTTCTGACGAAGTTGTGCTACCTTGTTGGCTAGCTCTGCTTCCTCGGAAGTCTTGACAGATGCCATACGTGCGCGTGCGGCCTGTGCTTTGGAAGAAAGCTCAGCGTTACGTGCAGCCAGCAACGCGCCCATGCGGGTGCGGGCAACATCAGCATCAGCGGAGAGAGTAGTTTTCTCAAGCTGGTTGATACGGCGGTCCAGTGCCTCGATCTTGTTGTTTTCACGAAGCTCTGCAAGGTAGGCTGCACCGGCAGCAACGAGTGCTCCCGGAACGCCACCGGAGGCTGTGATAGCTCGTGCAATCGGGAATCCGGGGACGTTGACTTGGCAGACCGCCACAAGCTCCAGACGGCCATTGATTGGACGCCAGTCGCCTGAAGGTGAGGATGCACGGAATGCACGGATCTGAGAAGGTGTGACTTCAGGTCGGAGGGCACCAGCTACCCAGATTCCAAACTGGTCTTCTCCAGCAACAACGTCGGCCACAGCGGACGCCGTGTCA